GGAGGACCGCCACAACGTCACAACGTTATCCCATAAAAAATTTTTCACTTGCACCCGCCCCGCGTAACACTTACGTATTATCGGACAAACGCAACAACTGGAGAACGTTATGATTTGCCAAAACTGCGATGCGATGCGTGAAATCGAGGTAAAGGGCATGTGCCGCGCGTGTTACATGCGCCAACGCCGCCACGCCGCCAATCCGCAACAGGGCCGCCGTGCCAACGGGCAAACGCTTGCCATTTTACTTGGCTATCCAGACCAAACGTGGCGCGAGCGTATATACGACCGCATAGATGCGTCTGGCGGCCCACTCGCCTGCCATGAGTGGCAGGGAAGCGTTAATAACAGCGGCTACGGCATCATCACGATTGTTGGCCATAATATTTTGGCGCACCGTGCAATGCACTCCTTCAGCACTGGCGATGCAACGGCAGAGGTGGTGATGCATACCTGCGATAATCCGCGATGCTGTAATCCGCGCCACCTGCGCAGCGGGACGCATCAAGAGAACATGGATGATATGCATATGAAGGGGCGTTGGAATAAAGGCCAAGCGGGCGAGCATCTCAAGGATCGACCGAAGCACCCACGCGCCAAGCGCATTATGACCCCGCACGGCGAATTTGCGTCCTGCTCATTGGCCGCAGAGGCGCTTGGCATGAAATATCACGCCGTAAAGCAGCGCGCCCGCGACCAAAGGGATGGCTTTTTCTGGATTACGGGGTAATATCCACATCAAAATAACCACGGGAGCCACGCCGCATGGAACGCAGCGCCACCAACGTCAACGAGAACCCGTTTATTCGCCTCGGCAGCCGCTACGCCCGCGATCCTGTAAAGTTTGCCGAGGAGGTGCTTGGCATTTCCCCAGATGAGTGGCAGCGCGAATTCCTGATGGCGGTTGCCGATCCGAAGAAGCGGCGTATCAGCGTCCGCTCTGGCCACGGAGTGGGTAAATCGACCGCCGTGGCCATGGCAAGCATCTGGCATATTATGTGGCGCGTCCCAGGGAAGGTCGTCATGACGGCTCCCACCTCCGCGCAGCTATTTGACGCGCTGTTCGCCGAGGTGAAGCGGCTCTGCCGCGACATACGCCCCCCGTTCAACGGATTGCTTGAGATTAAGTCCGACCGCATTGAGCTAAAGGGCCGCGCCGCTGAGTGCTTCATTTCGTGCAGAACATCGAGGGCCGAGCAGCCAGAGGCACTGGCGGGTGTCCACAGCCCCCACGTCTTGCTTATCGCGGACGAAGCGTCAGGTGTGCCAGAGGCCGTGTTTGAGAGTGCTGCGGGGTCTATGTCTGGCCATAGCGCAACCACCATCCTCACGGGGAACCCCACGCGCAACACGGGGCTGTTTTATGAGACGCACCACCGCTTGAAGGATGAATGGTTCACGATGCACGTCTCCTGCATCGACAGCCCCCGCGTCAGCGATGATTTCGTCAACGAGATGAAGCTGCGGTATGGCGAGGGTAGCCCCGCCTACCATGTGCGTGTTCTTGGTAATTTCCCGCCCGCTGAAGATGATACCGTCATTCCCGTTGAGCTTGTTGAACACGCCATGCGCAACGAGATTGAGACGAACGAATACACATCGACCATCTGGGGCTTAGATGTGGCGCGGCACGGCAACGACAGCAGCGTGCTAGTGAAGCGAGCGGGGCCAGAGATACGCTCCATCACGCGGTGGAAGGGGTTGGACTTGATGCAGCTATCAGGGGCCATCGTGGCCGAGTATGAGCGTCTGCCGCCATCCAAGCAGCCCGTAGAGATTATCGTGGACAGCATTGGCCTTGGAGCAGGCGTGTTAGACCGATTGCGTGAGCTTGGCCTTCCCGCACGCGGTTTGAACGTGTCCGAGGCTCCGAGCGTCAAGGGGACGTATTTCAACATGCGGTCTGAGTTGTGGTTTAAGCTGCGCGATTGGTTGGAGGGCCGTGACGTTTCTTTGCCAAATGATGATAAATTGTTTGCAGAGCTTGTCGCTCCGCGATATTCGTTCACCTCCACAGGGAAGATGAAGGTGGAAGGGAAGGACGAGATGAAAAAACGGGGTATTCCGTCCCCAGACAGCGCGGATGCCTTGTGCCTCTCACTCGCATCGGATCATACTGCTCTCCGATACGGCATCTCGTCACGCGGCTCATGGTCGAAGCCTTTGCGGCGGAACATCAAAGGTGTTGTGTAACGCGTCCCACCGCGATACAAATACACCATGCACGCGTTCTTTTCCTCCCGTTGAACGCCTCTCTGTGCAACTTGGCCGCGTTGGTTCTCCTCCCATTCCCAACGCGGCCTTTTTTTATTCTGCATTTTGATGTAATATGCCCCAAACGTCAGAATTGGGATATGTTATGGTGGATAAAGCATCAACGCCGCAGCAAGAGTATAGCGGCCCAGAGAAGGGCAGCTACACGAGCTTCGGAGATATGTTTGACGGCGGTGGCCCAGGCCGTTCTGGCGGCCCATTCCAAGGCGGTGGCCTTCTCAGCGCCGCTGCCAATGCGTTTACTGGCAATAACGGCGTAGGCGTTGGCCCAGATGCGGGCGTAGGCTTCGCGGGCTACGGATACAACGACAAGCAGGGCAATTGGGTTCCCGCAGGCATTGATATGCGTAACGGCGGCGGCCCAGGCATGGCGGGTAGTCGTTTCATGGGCGGCGGTCAATACAGCGCAATAGCAAACATGCTCGGCATTCGCCCCATGGGCTTTGCGGACACGATGGCAGCATCTGCTATGGGTGGCGTTAAAAATCCTGCAATAATGTCATCTACGGTTCCAATGGCGCTTTCAGAGCCGTCAACGATGCCAGTTGCGGATACATCTCCCGCATCAAACGCTGCATATGCGAGCGGAACACCTGCGTATATGATTTTGAGCCGTTTAGGGCTTCCGCCAAGCAGCCCCGCGTTTCGCCTAGTCAATGACGCGCTTTACAACGCAGGAATTGAAGGCGCCGCACCTCCGCCAACAATGCCCGCCACAGCCGCTGCGGGAAGCGCGCCACTTAACCCACTTAATCCGCTGCCAGTCGGCATGCTGCCACGGATGATGGGATAATGCCTGTCCGTAAGGTCAACGGTGGCTACAAGTGGGGCAGCACGGGCAAAGTGTATCCCACAAAGGCGCAAGCCGAGAAGCAGGGTCGCGCGATCCGTGCGTCTGGTTACAAGAAGAAGGGCGGAAAGTAATGTTCAGCGGCCTCATACTCGCCTGCACCACGACCATGTGTCAGGTGTTTGTGGGGCCAATGACGGATACCGAGGAAGAATGTTTCGCGTCAATTACTGACGGCGCAATATATCTGCAAATGGAGCATCCAGAAATCCGTCTCGTTGATTGGAAATGCGTTCAGTGGAGCGAGGAAGCGTAATGTTGCGCGCCAACAAGGTGAAGTGGTGACGCGTGTCCACAAACTGCCCGCAAATCGTTAAGATTAAAGGCAAATGGTCTGTCGCATGCCCTAATTGTGGCGAAATGCGTCATTATGCGACCCGTGCGACAGCGAACGTTGCAGTTAAAAATAAAACTGTTTGCGCGACATGCAGCGCGGCTGTTCGCGTTGATGGATACGACCACGACAACGAATTCTTCAACATCTGGCGCAGCGCGGATGGCAAGTGGGTGTCGCCATGCCCAGACTGCGGCGTTGAGCGTTTATTCAAGGCCCGCCGCCACGCATTAGCATCAGCACGCGGCGGATCCAGGTGCAGGCCATGCTCATCGAAAGAGCATCGCAAGCGCGCCCACATCAACGGATTTCGCCCTGGGGATATATGCCGCTTCCGCGATGGCGCGGCGGCTCGCGGCTATGAATTTGCGTTGACTGTGGAAAATGTCTCCGAAATGTGGGATAAACAAGGTGGTCGATGCGCTATATCTGGTATAGAGATGTGCAAAAGGCCCAGAACGTGGTCGCTTGACCGCAAGGATAATTCGCTTGGCTACACCATGGACAATGTGTGGTTGGTCGAGAAGCGGTTGAACATTATGCGCAACGTCTTTGACGTTGAGGAATTCATACGGCTCTGCGAAGCGGTCGTGGAGTGGAACGGAGACAGGAAACTTGGCGGGCATTCTTGACCTAAATGCACGAGACTTTGCAGCGGCGCTTGCAGAGCTTCAGCTTGACCCGCGTCGAGATGCAGAGCTGCGCCGCGAGTATCGGCGCGTGAATAGCCCTTTTGCTCCGATATACGGTCTAATTGACCGCGTAAGAGGCTCTGACGCGTCTCAGGGCCGCGTTCGAGCCGATGTGGTTCCTATGACCCGCCCACAAGGTATGACGGGCCTTGAGGCCATTATGAGTGGCGAAGCAGAGTTTGCCGTGCCAAACATTTTACTTGGCGCTCCAGAAGCCGCTGGAATGGCGGTAGACGCTCCAGCGGCCGCATATCAAGGCGCTATCCCCGCAGAAGATATGGTTGGCGAGGCGCTTAATACTGCGGGCTTGTTGGCGCTTGGCGGTCAGGCAATTCCAGCACCCGCAGGTTCAATGCGCGTATTCGCTGGCCGCAATTCTCGCACAGCAGATTTAAATGCGCTTGCTCGCGCCCAAGAGCTTTCTGCGCGCCGCCGCAGCCCAGAAGAAATCTGGAATGAAACTGGTTGGTTTAAGGGTGTTGACGGTCAATGGAGATACGAAATACCCGACAACAATTTGAGCATTGATGCTCCAACCGAAACATACTTTACGAGTGGATTAACTGATATACCTGAAGGGTTGATAAGGCATCAAGCCTTAGCTGACGCTTACCCAGATCAGTCATATTTGCTGCGGACAAATTTAATATCAGACCCGAGCCAAATGTCTGTTGAAAATTCACGGGGGTCATTTTCTGGCAGCAATGGAGGCTTAATAGAGCTACTGAATAGGGGCTATGATGAAACTCGCAGCACTGCGGCGCACGAGCTACAGCACTTTATTCAAAGAAATGAGGGTTTCTCTAGGGGAGGAAATACAATCAATCCACCCGTGGTTCAGACTTTGCTGAACAGAGACTTAGGCTCTCGCGTTCAAGATGCTTTGATGAGGGCTTATAATACGGGGAATGGAAGAAGGCTTGAGCAGCTTAAGTCAGCATACTCTGACTGGGAAGTTGATACATGGGTGAACGCCTTGGAAGAATTTCCATCATCCTCTTATGACGAAATATCTAGGTTTGTTGATGGTCAAGTCGTTTATAGGCGGCCAGATGCTGCAAATAGAACGCTTACTGCCGAAAACTACCTAAACAATGCGGGGGAGGTTGAGGCGAGGACTGTTCAAAGAAGGCTTAACTTAACACCAGAGGAGCGCGCGGCGCGACCACCGTGGCTTGATGAGCCTGTCCCACGCGATCAACAGATAATTCCAGAGGAATATCTGGACTACAACTTACCAGATCAAAATCTACTTACCGCCAATCTGCGCGGCCTACTCGCTCGCTAGGAGAGATACATGGAAAACGAAATCAACGACCTGACCAACGAGGTCAACGAGCTTATCAATCCAGATTACATGGATGATGACGAGCTGCAAGGCATCGTTGGCGCTGAGATTGATGACGCGATTGATTTTATTGACAACACCGTCTCACCGATCCGCGCGAAGGCGACAGAGTATTATCGCGGCGAACCGTTTGGCGATGAAGAAGACGGACGCAGCCAAGTTGTCAGCATGGACGTGCGTGACACCGTGCAGGCTATCATGCCATCGCTCATGCGGATTTTTACGTCTGGCGATAAGGTCGTTGAGTTTGTGCCGCACGGCCCAGAAGACGTTGCGATGGCCAAGCAGGCCACTGAATACGTCAACTACATCTTCCAGAAGGACAATCAGGGCTTCCTCGTCATGCACAGCGCGTTCAAGGACGCGCTGATCCGCAAGAACGGCGTTATCAAGTTTTACTGGGACGAGAGCTACGAGACGCAGACAAGCGAGCTGACGGGCCTTGACGACATGGCCCTCGCCACGCTTTCTGGTGACCCCACAGTTTCCCTCGACATCGTTTCTTCGTATCCCGCCTTTGAGCAGACCGAGGAGATGGCCATGCTCGGCCAAGAGGCTCCGTTGCTACACGATGTGCGCGCCACGCGCCGCATGCCAAAGGGTAAGGTGAAAATCGAGGCGGTTCCGCCAGAGGAATTCCTGATCGACCGCCGTGCAAAGTCCATTGAAGACGCGCAGCTTGTGGCGCACCGCCGCGTTGTCACTGTCTCTGACCTTGTAGCCATGGGCTACGACCGCGATGAGATGGAGAGCCTCGCGTCCGACACTGACGAGATGGACATGAACGTGGAGCGTTACACGCGCAACCCCGCTTTGACGACATCCACGGCAGACCGCACCGACAAGGCAATGCGCAAGGTCAGCTACATTGAGGCGTATATCAAGGTTGACCGTGACGGCGATGGCATCGCAGAGCTTCGCAAGGTTTGCGTTGCGGCT